AAAGAACTGTTCCCACTGTAACGAGGTCAACTGCGACCACATAACAGGAAAGGCAATCGCCAGAGAATTAGGGTGGAGTCACAACCAAATAGAACGGAAATCAAATAAACAGTGGTTGAGTAGAGCCTGTCACACCGAGAAGGACAGACTGACTTGTGAGGTAGTCAGGACTTTACGGTGGCAGAAGAGAAGGCACTTCATTGGTTACGGGAGACATCCGAAGATTGGGATGGGGACATAAAAAAGGGGAGGTTCTATTAAAGAGCTCTCCCCTGGCCACCTATTATTATACTATCTATGTCAAACTGTATCAATCCGTAACAGTAATTTAGTCTTCTCTTCAGTCAAAGCCACCCGAAAACCCTTCTTCAATTCCGAGGTTATATGCCGGATCTCCTCCGCTAAGTTCTTAATCTTCTCCGCCTTACTAACCGACTCCTCTACCAATGGGTGTCTCATAGCGTATCGTCTTAATTCCGCATCGTTGAAATGGGAATAGAACTTGAATGTAGTCTTAATATCCTGATGACCTAAGAGAGTGGCAACCGATTCAATAGGTACTCCTTTAGATAATAGTGCGGTGGCGAACGAATGTCTGAAGATATGGGGGTGGATGTTCTTGTTGATTCCTAAGTTCTTACAGACGGAGATGAGTTGTCTTCTAAAATGCTGGGTGCGTTGCAAGGTGTCTATGTTAGAAGTACAGAACACCAACTCGTCTGATTTCTTCCCCTGGCACTCCTTCTGTAAGAGTAGCAATAACTCATCGGACAGGAATCCGGCTCTGGACTGGTCTGTTTTTGTTTCCCTGAAGATTATCTTCTTCTGATCTACCAATATATCTCTGACCTCGATGGAACACGCCTCCCCTATCCGGCATCCGGTGAGGGCGAGGAACTTAATGAAAGCATATAGAGTACCGTGACACTCTCCCAAGATCCTTGTGATCTCCTCTGTGGTGAGGATCTCCACCATCCCTGGTGAATAGCGTAGTTGCTTGTAATCGTCTGTCCTGGTGAGGTACGTAAGCCCACGGGCTTTACAGAAATGGTACATCCGCTTGAAAGAGATAATATAATTGTTTACAGTTCCCGGAGAGAAGTGGTCTCTGGCGTATATGAGGAATTTATCTAACGAATCGTCTGATAATTTTAGGTTGTTCTCTAAGAGCCATCTGTTAAGGATGTGCAGTTTGGACAACGAATCCCCTACGGTTGATTTATCCAACCCCAACGTGGACAGGAGAAAACTGGTGTATTCCGTTTCTCCAAACACTCAGGGTGCTATTGTGAGGCTATTTTCCCCTATTGACAACTTGTTTTGACGGGTGTAATATGGGATTACTTCGAGAATTAGTTTAGCACAACTGATTCAAGAAGAAGAAAAAGCCTTATGGACACTATACAGGAAAAAAACAGAAGAGCAAGATTTGCCGAAATTGAAAGGTTACAAGCCGACTTCTACAACGAACCACTGGTTGGTCTCCTGAAACTTGCTAAGAGCCGGAACATCCCGGACAAAGCCATCACCGAAGCCACGGGTAGATCACGAGCTGCTAATCACTTACTTATTCAAAAACATGACAGAACACGCCAAAACGTTTCATAGACTAGCCAAGATCGGGGGCTTCTACCCTGCGATCCTGAAGAAGACACACAGAGGGATTGTGGCCAGGATGGCTCTTCCCAAACTTGAAGGGTACGAATCAGATCAGTTTATGGCTTCCCTTCCCCGGTTTTGCTCACACCCAGCTATCCCAGTTAGAAAATACGGAGTTATTACTGAATATATCAACATATGAAAATGGAAACCATCATAAAGATCTTCCTTTACGGAGTCTCTCTGGGCAGGGCAGGAACGGATGATGTAGAGGCTCTCTTAAAGCTGCAGGAAATTATTGTCGAAAGCAAGAAAGAGGTTAATTATGACAGACCCTAAATTCCAATACAGCGAGTTTGTAAGAAACGGACACGATGGACAGTATGTAGTCAGGACTGACGACAAGGAAGAGTTTGAACAACTGGTTACTTACATCCAGAGCAAGATCCACCCTGAAGCACAAACCGTTGTACCAAATGTAGCTCCTCCCGACCTAAGTATTGACGGTGAGAAGGGGCAGGGTGGTAAGTGTCCTCTACACGGTTCTCCCCTGGTTTGGAAGACTGGCACCTCAAAGACAACTAACAAGCCCTACGCCTTCTGGTCCTGTCCTACATTAAATCCGGACGGAACCTTCTGCCGGGCGGCTGCTCAAAGGAAAATATGATGCCACAATACAAAACCACCGAAATAGTACCCCTTGAGAAGGTCTTAAAGGACTCGGTAAAGAAGATCAAGAAGCCCTGGGAAACCTGCAGACATCCCTTTACTGAAATGATCGGGGGTATCCCCAACTGTCAAATATGTGGAAAAGCATTCTAAGACTAACTAACAAAGAGATTAAGCGGATCAAGTCCGAGCAAATAGATTGGTCTGATGTAAAGGATCACGAGATCTGTCCGGAATGTGCCGGAGTGATAGCTGGTAGGTTTAGCCGACAAACTCATAGGCTGTGCCTCAAGCGGTACTTCTATGGGTTTGAGCTTGACAGGATGGCTAGATCAGAGGACCAGTCCAGGTTAATCATGGCTTGAGTTCAGAAGGTTGCATCTCAACCTTCACGAGAACCCCTCAATGAGTTCTCGCCAAAGACTAGCCTGGACACAAATTAAGGGGAATAACTGCCCCTGCCCAAAATGAAAACACAAGCTGACAGAATACTACAACTACTAACGGAAAGACCAGAAGGGGTCTATGTCTATGAGTTGATAACCCCCCGTCCGGAGGGTCAAGGTGTAGCACAGTACAACGCCAGGATACTCGAATTAAGGCGTAAGGGTTTCGATATACGAAACGATCATCCTGGTCATTTCTACCTAAACAGAGAGCCTTATCAAAGTTCAATTTTCCCGGTTAATCCGGGCAACGTCCAGGGGGACCAAAGCTACAGGTGCGGATAATTGGTGGCTGAGGTAGTTCGGGAGGACGTAAAAGCCGCTGCGAGGTGGCACCGAGAACCGCCGCTTAATGCGACAGGAAATCGGAGCAATACGTGAACGGGAGATAAAACTCCATCTCGAACCCTGCCCTAGTAGGAGGGGGGAGGGGGGGAGATATTAAAGTCCTTAAGTTACGGTTCTTATAAAAAGAAATATATATATAACATGATCTATAGAAAAGAAAGAATAACAAAAGGAATTACCTTAATACGGGGGTTACTCGGTAGTAAGGGTTCAAGGTTAGACACGGACTTATTGAGGAGATGGATTGAGAGGTTAATGAGCTTAATGGAGGATTTTATAAACGGCGAACCGGAAAAAGAAGAAGAGGATTTAGTTGCCTTACAGGAAAGGATCAATGAAACATAAATTCACTAAGGAAATGGCCACACTTTTGATTATGTTCGGGTTGTTACTGGCTATGCTCATCTGGGCTCCAAAGATTAAAGCATTACGAGAAACGCCCTTACACGAGCCCCTAGTTGGAGAACTCTTACCCGCTCCGGAAACAATAGACTCCTGGGTGAGTGAGTATTCCGAGAAGTACGGCAAGACTAACTCTCAACGAAATCATATCAAAGTCCTTTTACACTGTTTACTGTTCAGAGAATCAGGGTATGGGTCGAATAAGGGGCACGGTGACGGAGGACTCGCCGGAGGACCGCTTCAATTTCATCAAGCAACCTGGAATCAGTTTCGTAAGCTAATGGGAGTTGAAAGAGGTTCACGTTACGACATGGAGTCTTCAATCCAGACAACCGCCTGGGCACTCGCCAATAACAGGGGTAATAACTGGGGTCCCATATTACGCAAGGAGTGTAAATGATTCTAACTGAAATACAAAAAACACAAGCCATTAAATTAAGAGCCAGAGGCCACTCCCCTCCCGTTATTGCCGGGATTATCGGTTGCTCTCCCCCTACGGTTCTGAAGTTACTTAAAGCCAACGGGTTTACCAATTTACCCAATAATTTCAAAGTATGATTAACAAATTAAGAAAAGACAGGACCACAAGAAAAGGTTGGATCAAGAAGCTCGATAAATTAGTGAGCGAGATAGTAGTGGCAAGGGACGGACAGTGCGTAGTGTGCGGGAGTAAAGAGAAACTGGGCTGCGGACACCTGCTTACCAGGGGAGCTTACGCTACGAGGTGGAACCTGATTAACTGTAACTGTCAGTGCTGGGCGGATAACTTTTCTCACGAGATGCACCCGGAAAAATACACCCTCTGGTTTCTCAAACACTTTGGTAAAGAGATGTACGAAGAGCTCGTACAGTTGCACCGCACCACAACCCATTACAAAACATTCGACCTACAAGCTATGTACGAAGAACTGATGTTAATTAAATCAGCGTATAAACATGGGACAAAAACAATCTAACGTACCAAAAGGAGAAGCCAAGAAATTAAGGGCTTTGATGCAGTCTAATGTTGATAAGGCTAAAAACAAACTGAAAGGAAAGAAATGAAAACTAAAATACAAATAATATCAATCTGGGGTTCTTTGCTTTTTGAATTTGAAAAGAAAGATAATACTATCAAGGATACTTTAGAAGAAGCGGTTAGACGGGGAGCCAACCTACGGGGAGCCAACCTACAGGAAGCCAACCTACGGGGAGCCAACCTACAGGAAGCCAACCTACAGGAAGCCAACCTACGGGGAGCCAACCTATGGGGAGCCAACCTATGGGGAGCCAACCTATGGGGAGCCAACCTACGGGGAGCCAACCTATGGGAAGCCAACCTACGGGGAGCCAACCTATGGGGAGCCAAAAACCTCAATCCATTAACGGGTTCTTTGCTTTCCCTCCTTAAACAGCAAAAGAACAAGTTAGTCGCCTACAAATATGTAACCAAAGAATTAACAAGTCCACAGCAGGGCGGTCTTGATTACTCAATAGGTAAAACAGTCCGGCTCAAAAAGGACGAGTGTGATTACTCAGAATTGATTGAGTGCAGTGAGGGTATCCATGTTGCGACCCTGGAATGGTGTCTATTAAACAGAAACTCAGACAATCCCATCATTGAGGTGAAGTTCAATCCTAAGGATATTGTAAGCATTCCGTACAACACCGACGGCAAGTTCAGGCTCAGAGAATTAAAAGTTATCCGAAGAGTGCCGGAGAAAGAATTAACCAAGTTTAAGAACAGGAAGGTCGTATGAACTTTCAATACGAGCATTTTAATACCCAACAGGAAGTCAGAATCCATATCCGACAGTGTGAGGGGCGACATACCCAACAAGCCATCTACTCAACCTTCCATGACGCTTTAACTCAAATCTGCTATGGATGTTTGAAAGTAAGAACAACGATATATGTTACACAAAAGGCTAAAAAGAAAGGAAAGAAGTGAGAAACAAAATCAGAAACCTGTTAATGAAACTGGCAAATAGAATCGGTGATGGTTCTTACTATGATTTTGGAGAACCGATTGTCGCTACTCTTTCATTCGGGAAGATTCTGGTGGTCGCAACGGAAAACAGCGTTTACGGTTGGAACGGCAAAGACCGATGGCTTAGTATCAGCAGAAATTTGACCCCAAAGAATAAAAGGAGGAAGGTATGAGGGAATTTTTAATAGAACCAAAGGTTTCATTTTTCGGACTATTAATTTATACAATTTTCATGAGAGTTCTGGATATGATTTTAGATAAATTATTAAAGGAGAAGGTATGACAAAGGGAAATTTACTTGAATATACCAATCACGCTGGAAAGCATATTGTTGAATATATAGGAGAAATAGAAGATGGAGCGTATACAACCCTTATAGGCAAGTGGAATGATTTTGATGAAGAAATAGAGCATAAATGTTTTAGGTATATGGGTGTTATCCAAAATTCGTGGAAGAAAATATGACAAAGAAGAATTATTATCCTAGATTTCACAGAGTCATTAGGTGTTTTGCTATTGAGGTGGCTGAAGGTGAAGGTGACGCAGAATGCCCAATTTCATTAGTCTATTATGTGCATGACGAGCGAGGCAATCTTTTAGGAAAGATAGATGAGTTTGGTGTTACATCAGAAAACCCAAAAGATATATGACAAAGAAGAATAAAGAAAGGAAATGTAAACACGAATGGCGGCAGTTAATTGACTGGTCATGTTTTAATGTAAACAATTTTGGCGTTGCCCGTACCTTTTACTGTATTAAATGTTTGAAAAGAAAAACTGCATGACCACCAAACCCATCAGGAATAAAGAAACGGAATGTAAATGTAAAAACAAATTCTGTTGTACGAACTCCAATTGTTCAGCTAACCATAAAAAACCTTGTAATTGTCCAAATAATCCGCTCAGGAATAAAGAAACCGTTAAAGAGAAATGGTATCTAAAAGGCTGGAAAGAGGGTCGGTTAAACCAAAAAACAGTAACTACCCATGAAATTAAACGGGCGAAGGAAATAGCCAAAGGCGGTGGTGTTAAAGAAACACCCTGTCCTAAATGCGGAATAGAACTCAAATGGTGGTCGGATGAGAGAGTTCACGAATACTGCGATAAATGTGGATACGAAAAAATGCCAACAGCAAGTCGTTTGGGGTTAATAAGTAGCCCTTGTAATCAAGCTACAGAAAACACCAAAACAGGCAAAAGGATGCGAAGAATTATAGAGGCAGAACTTGTCCACGCTGTCTTTCCATCTACCCCCACTCTCGGAGTAATCCAACACAAAGAAAAACACATAGACAGGATGGTTTACATCTTAACTAGAAGTGCCGAACATTTAATTGAAGCTATTAGGTGGAAGAAAAATCTATCGCATCCGCTTGACTCAATTACCCCAGAGTTTGATAAGGGGGCGATGTTTGGATATAACCAATCCATTAGTCTAATTTCAGACTTGTTTGATTTAGAGGGAGAAAGAACTGTGACAACAACTGATTTGAAAGGAGAAGAATGACAAATAAAACCTTCATGGAGACAAACTGTCCATTCCTTTATAAAATTCATCAGGAAGGATACCAACAGGGAAGGAAAGATGCGATGGAGAAGATTTGGGAGGCAAGTTACGAACGGATGGCTGGGAAAGATTGGAAGGCAGAACAACATATAATTTTGTGCGAATTACTCACCAAACTAAAGATATGAAACCACAAAGACCAGAAACCTACACGATTAAAGTATATTGTTCCAACTGTGGGAATGGAGAGTTCTTTGGTTTAGAAATGGAAGTGCCAAAGGGGGAAAAAGCTGCTGACTATCTTTATTACCAGCGTTGTACAAATTGTGGCTGTAAAACCCTTATACACAAAAATTGACCACACCAGATATGAAACCTAATGTAAACTACCCGAAATCGCATTGTAAACCCAATGTAAACAAAGATATGAAACCTACGCTAAGGGAGGAACAAAAAGCGAGGGTTGCATTATTGCTTAAACTCCAACACGAAAAGGAATTAAGATGCGGAAATGGGAATGGAACTTATAACCACAGCGTAGCTTGTACCTGTTTATCTCTTGACCCCATGATTCGTCTACTCAAAAGCAATATTAAAAATGCAGATAAATTAGCTCAAATGAAAGAGGAGATGAAATGAAAGTTGAGTGTGGAAACGCTAATCCAAAGGGAAATGTCGCCTTGACTTTTAAGGGTGGGTGTATGCAGAAGTTAGAACTAAAAGACGCTTACCGCTGTACAGGTTGCGGCGGCTGGTTTCATAAGGAATGTATTTTTAAACATTTTGAATTGGAGAAGGAACATGATTATGGCCGAATGAAAGAGAAAAGAGAAATCTTAAATAGATTAGAAATTGAACTTGAAGCGTGGATGGCCGTACATGAGGAAAAACAACGGACTTTTAAGACTGATGAATTATTAAATCATATGAGAAAAGTAATCTTTGAAGGAGGTGAGAAATAATGAATGAACCAATAGCAGGAGAAAAAAAGACCTTATCAATGGTTGTGAGTGAGGTTGTGGAGGTGGCTCAAGAAATATTGAGTAAGGTTAATGGAACCCCCCCGACAACCGGGCAACAAATAAACAAATTGGCCGCAACCAACGTGATAGATGGGAATATAGAATCTCTTCAATATGCAAAAACCTTACTGCGTGAGGTTGATGCAAAATTAACTCTGTAGTTTCCCGGGACTTGCCTTGCTAACCCAAGGTAAGTCTGGAGAAATTAATTACATAAGATTATATGAGTTTATATAAGAATGAAATCTTGGAAAGTTTATAAAAAAGAATTACTTAAAAAGCCGGGAGTAAGAAAGGAATACGAAAAAATGAAACCTAAAAGAGGAAGCTATAAGGAATCCAAAGCCATACAGAGGAAGAAGATGGAGGAGGGTCGTGAGTTTTTCCGGGATATGATAGAAAAACACGGCGGAATTGTTAATTGGGGGTTAGAAATATTAAATTATCCACTCGGCTTAAAAGAAACACCATCCCGTAAGAAGAAACTCGCCGCCAGAGCAAGAAAGGAAAGAAGGGAGAGAAAGAATGAAATATAAAGAAGCGGTAAAGATTACGAAGGAACACATGAAAACAGCTGCGAATTTTGGTGTAGGTAAGGAATTGAAACTAAAGGATTATCTCCGAAACGCACGACTGAATGGCCTAATCTTCGAAGACGATCAAAACCATAGCGACACTCATCCAAAAAACAATGAATAAGGTAAAACCGACAGAAAAACAATCTAAAGCAATGCAATTAATTAAAGACGGTGAGACACTGAGACAGTCAATGTTGAAGGCTGGATATAGCGTGGCATCAGCGTCGCATCCAAGCGAGAACCTACTACGAACTGAGGGCGCACAATCAATAATTGACCGATACAAAGCAGAATATTTAAAGGTAGGTATCACTCCAGGTTACATGGTGAAGAAAACCGCCGAGTGGCTTGAAGCAACCAAACCCTTCTCTTCACACACAGAGCCGGATAAAATGGTTCCGGATTATCAAACCCAGCAAAAAGCGGCCGAATTTGTAAGGAAAGACTTTGGGTTGGCTGAGAACAAAGAACAGGGAAGCACTTTTGGAGACGTAACCATCAACATTATAAATTATGGAAATAAGCCTGCCGTATAAATACACACCGAGGGATTACCAGATTCCTCTACTCGAAGCCCTGGATAGTGGGGTGAACAGGGCTGTCGCAGTCTGGCATAGAAGAGCGGGAAAGGATAAAACCCTAATCAATTTGGTAGGAAAGAAGATGTTTGAGAGAGTGGGGTCTTACTTCTACTTCTTTCCAACTTACAAACAGGGTAAAAAGATCCTCTGGAATGGAATGGATAGGGATGGGTTCAAGTTTACCGACCACATACCAAAAGAGATTCGCAAGAGAACGGACAACGGCGAAATGCTCATAGAGGCAATTAATAACTCAATATTCCAAGTCATAGGGACTGACAACATTGACTCTGTGGTAGGAACAAATCCTGTGGGGTGTATCTTTTCAGAATATTCTCTTCAGGACCCCAAGGCCTGGGACTTTGTAAGGCCTATTCTTGCTGAGAATGGTGGTTGGGCAGTGTTTAACTACACTCCCAGGGGGAATAACCACGGCAAGCAGATTTATGATTTGGCCAAAAGTTCACCAAATTGGTTCTGTCAGTTACTTACTGTCGACGACACAAAAGTAATCCCTCCCGAGGTTTTGGAACAGGAGAGGTTGGAAATTATAAAGAAAGACGGAAACGATGCTTTGTTTCAACAGGAATACTATTGCTCATTTGAAGTTCCCATCCAGGGAGCCTATTACGGGTCGCAGCTGCTATCAGCCGAAAAGGAAAATCGGATAACGGTAGTCCCAGTAGATTCTGCTTTGCCAGTACACACCACCTGGGACTTAGGAATAGGCGATTCCACCGCCATCTGGTTCTATCAGCTCACGGGGGCTGAAGTAAGGTTTGTAGACTACTACGAGACCTCAGGAGAGGGGCTGCCGCATTACGTCAAGATACTCCAGGACAAGGGATACATTTTTGGGGAGCACGTAGCTCCGCATGACATTGAAGTCCGGGAGTTGGGTAGTGGTAAATCGCGCAAAGAGACCGCTCAATCTTTAGGTATAAACTTCAGGATCGCGCCAAAACTCTCAATAGAGGATGGGATAGATGCCGGCCGCAACATTCTTTCAAGGTGTTGGTTTGACAAAATAAAGTGTGAGAGAGGTTTAAACGCTCTCAAAAGCTATCACAAGGAGTGGGATGAAGACAATAAATGCTACCGCAATCATCCGGAGCATGACTGGAGTTCAAATGGAGCCGATAGTTTCAGGTATTTTGCTGTAAGTAACGTTCAAGGTTACACAAAAGAGAATCAGGTTTATTATGGCCAGAATTACGAAAACATTAATGTCCACTTAAAAAACAAATGGAGAATATGAAATCCCTGCCCACCATCGACCCTTACTCATATAACGGCCAGATGGAGAACAACAATACCAAGATGGAGGGTATGATGAAAATCCTATTCCCCGATCTTCAGGTGCCGTATGGGTATCTCTATCAGATCGCCTCATACTTAGAAGAGACAAAGATTAACGCCCAAATACTACCCAAGGTCATCAGGGGGGTAGCGAACATCATTGAAGGCACAGGCGTAGGCCAGGTAATTGTGCACGTAAATTCAGAGACTGTGAACGTAAGTACAAGGGAAACAGACGGAGAAATAAGAAGTAAGTTCTAACTTGTTGTAAAAAGTGGTATAATTACAGCGTACCGAACAACGGAAACGTTAATGGCGGCTCGAAAGAGCCGTCTTTTTTTGTGGCAAAAACATGGCAAACAAGATCACAGTCAAAGGAACAAAATCAGAAATCAA